CCCACATAGAGAGGGCCCTATATACTAGAGAAGAGCAGCGCCTATAGCAGAAATAGTAGAAGCCACTTCACCTACAGTAGTTGCAACTCTACATGCAACATTCCAAGCCTTTTCAACACTATCTAGGAACGATTCCTCTTCAACACCCCCATCATCAACCAACCGAACTGGAGGCACCATCTGCATCAAATTCTCACTTGCAGCCATGACCATAGGTCTAGACGGTTCCGGATTACAGTTAGCAAGCTGAACTGTAGTCAACCCAGAACCGGCTACAGGTTGTAGCAAGCATTCATAATTTGCAGAAAGTTCAACATCCAGGACATTGGTTGAGTTAGCTGCGCCAGTCACAACAACAATGATGGCATTTATACCCACCATTGTTTCAGTTATGATTGTACCAGCAGCAAGGGTATTTACAGTATCACCGGACCAAGTTGGTTGTCGAGTAGACCTGTAATCCATGGCATTTGGTGACAAGGGTAAGAATAAACCTATACCCTCATCATCAGTTAAAGCTGCAAGAGGTGTACGAACAACACCCTTCTGAGCAATAACTTCGGCAACATTGTCAGGAAAAGACTGGTCGTAACCTCCTTCAGCTCCAGAAGTTAGATCAAATGCGATCGGTGCTATGGTAACAACACCTGCTGCACTTGACCCGGCTATATTGGACACTTTAATACCTGCATTGACCATCCTCCATCCAGCATAATTGTTGGAGAAGGCGGTCAAGTAGGCACTTTCAGTGATCACACCAGTCTTTGACAATTGATTACCACCAAAACCATAGGTGACAGAGTTATCAAAACTCCACACACCAGCAGCAGAGGCAGCACCCGGTAAATAAGTGAAGTAAGGATCAATAAAGAACACTGCTGCAGCAGTCCCATGTGCCGCATCCGTAACCAAGGTATAAGCATCTTGGTAAGCAGTACGAGTACACAACTGACTGTCGGGATCAGGAATACCTGTCTCCCTACTGTCAATTGAGAATGGATCTATGGCGCCCAAGACATACTTTGGTACGCTCTGGACCATTCCGTTGCCAACTCTGTAGCGTTTACCTCTACGCCTCTGACCTGGCACTCTCCGACTAGCTCGATTAACTCGGCCACTTGTAATACCAACTCCTGATCGGAGCTGGGGGGCCGGGACGGCTGTTTTCGGGAGTGGACGCGTCTTCTGAGGCGCTCCAGCAAGCTTGGCCTTCTTCGCTCGCTTCTTTCTTTCTGTACGCGCATTTCCCATCAGTAATAGGAATAATCAACCTTTCCAATATCGTACCATCTGGCGATTGGCTCGCTAAATGATGGCTTAACCAGGTTACTCTCGATAGCCCTTTGCTCATCTGGAGAAATTCCAAACGCAACATAAAAACTAGCTCGTGTAACCGGGTCAACGACTCTACCACGAACATCCATACCCTTACCCCAGAGCAAAAGACCTCTAGGTAAAGTTGGATGATCAATTGGTAGCTCATTGAAAATGAGGTTCTCAAAAAATCTACCCATGATGGGAACATTTCCCATCCATGATGATCCTGCCAAGCCAACAGCTGTACACCACCTTCGAAAGACCCGAGGGTGATTTATTGGAACCAAAGATACTACATCTTTGCTCCAACAATTTGGAAATTGTCTAACCATACTCACTCCTTCCTCCGTTATTATAGGCCTCATCTGACAAAAGGAAATGTGTTCCATCTCATATACGGGCTTCTCGGCGACAATATTAAACCCCATTTGTTCGAACCAAACTAGACCCGAAACAAAGAAGTCATAGTCACAAGCCTCAACTATAACAGATGAATCATCACCCATGTCAATAACAGAATAACGAAAAGAGGGTCGTATCTGTCGCAACATTTCCAAATAACAATACAGCATGCCGGACATGACAAGGCAACCTATAATTGCTGTGTCCATGTCTCCAGACGTTAGACCATAGTTGACATGATACTTAAGTTTACCATCTCTGCAATACGATCTGCCCTTAGTTAAGAACTTGACATCAAATAAGGAGCAGAATTCTTGACGCAAAGAGGGATGAATAAATTTAAGTAACATGTGTCTGGGGGGATCGAGGTTGTATGATTCGTGGCGCGGGATCAGGTTTTAAGTGAAATGGTATTTTCTCCGCTTTGACGAAAGTTTGAACCTCTTCGTCAATAGGGAGTAAACCATACACATCCAACTTATCACACGCATTCAGATAGGTACTCCGTTGTTTACCATCATACGAATTCGCGAATTCACGATTGGTCATAGGTAAAACAAACTTGGTGTACCTACCGAATTTCTTAGTGAACA